TAATGGGTATGCTTATTCATCGCCGTTATAAAAAACTCGTAGTCACGGACGAGTCTATTACGACAAAAGCAAAACCACAAACGGAACCTAAAGAGACGAAGAGGAAGAAGAAAACCGAGTCTGTTTCCGATGTAAATAAAAAATAAAAGGAGGTACACGGTCATGACAAACGATGAAAAACTCGCAATGGTGAAAGCATTGCTTGGTATTACAGATTCTTCGGAAGATGCTGTTTTGACTGTGTACCTCTCTTTGGCAGCAAGTAAGATACTCCGAAAAGCTTATCCTTACGATAGCACTAAAACCGAAGTACCTTTGCGATATGCTCAGCTTCAATGCGAAATAGCTGTTTATTTATATAACAAACGAGGTGCTGAGGGACAAACTTATCATAGCGAAAATGGTATCAACCGTGCGTATGAAAATGCCGATGTTCCTGAATCCATGCTTGCTTCCGTTATCCCTTATGCAGAGGTGATTTAAGGTGAGATGTTTGGAGCGTAACAAGTCTACTTTTTACTACGCTTTGTTCAAAGAAAAAGTTGCTATCAAAGACGAGCATGGTCGTGAGAGTGGCGAATACAAAGTTGTCTACGAAGCACCTGTGAAAATGAGAGCTAACATATCAGCAGCTACAGGTGAAGCACAAGTTGAGCAATTTGGAAGTGCTATTTTATACGACCGAGTGATTATTACAGACGAGATAGATTGTCCGATTGATGAATATTCTGTACTCTGCATTGATTCCCCTCCTTCTTATGATTCTGAGGGAAATCTTATTTTTGATTATGTTGTCAAGAAAGTAGCTCGGTCTCTCAACACGGTTTCATATGCGATAAGTAAGGTTGAGGTATCATGACAAAAATCAAATGTACTCTTGGTACAATACGAAAGGCTATCACTGAGATAGAAGAATATGAAAAAGACTTGCAAACAAAGTTAAAAACTTTGATGGAAAAGTTAGCAGAGATTGGTATTGAGGAAGCTACTGTAAGGTTCGCTAATGCTATATATGACGGAACGAACGATGTGCAGGTTAATCAAAACCCTACATGGGTTAGTGATAACAAGTTGGTCATTTCGGCATCCGGAAAAGCAATCGCTTTTATTGAATTTGGAGCAGGTGTGTTTAATCCGGGAGTTCATCCTAAAGCTGTCGAGCTTGGTGCTATAAGAGGAGGTTACGGACAGGGTAAAGGAAAAAACGAATCGTGGACTTATTACGGTAATGAGTCTGAGACTAAAGCCGGGGGAAAAGTTGTGCGAAGAGGTGAAAAAACCGTTATCAGAACAAGAGGTAATAATCCCAATCGTGCAATGTACGAAGCGGCAAAAAAGATGCGTGAACAAGTAGTCAAAATTGCCCGGGAGGTGTTCGGTAATGATTGATGTCGAAAACGAAATATTTAATAAAATTACTATCGAATTGCGCTCTCGGTTTCCCGGAATCTATGTGTTCGGTGAGGATGTTCGTAGTCCATCTTCTTTTCCATGCGTGAGTATTGTGGAAGCGGATAATTACACATTTCGCAAAACACAAGATAGCGGAAGCAACGAAAATCATGCTGTACTTATGTATGAGGTAAATGTTTACTCGAATAAAACAAACGGAAAGAAAACCGAATGTAAAGCAATTTTTTCAGTCATCGATGATGTTTTTTTAAACTTAGGTTTCACTCGTTTAGCAAAACATCCGGTGACTATGGACAAAGCTACTATTTATCGAATGGTCGGTAGATATAATGCTATTGTATCGAAAAACCAAACTATTTATAGGAGGTAAAATAAATGGCTATTTCTACTTATAAAGTTTTTCTTATGAAGAAAGGCACAGATGATATTTATGAAAAACTTATTGATATTAAAGACTTTCCCGACCTCGGAGGTGCGCCTGAAATGATTGAAACTACCACTCTCTCCGATAGTATGCAAACTTATATCCCGGGAATTCAATCTCTTGAAGCTTTGGAATTTACAGCTAACTATACTAAGGAAGATTATACCGCCTTAAAACAACTTGAAGGTATTCCTACTGATTTTGCGGTTTGGTTTGGTGGGACGGAAACCGGTGGGGTTGTTACTCCCGATGGAAGTGACGGTAAATTTAATTTTACTGGACTTCTTTCTGTGTTTGTTGTTGGTGGCGGTGTTAATGAAGTAGTTGAAATGACTATCACTATTGCTCCTTCGTCTCCGATTACACCTGGTTTTTAATTTGAGATAAGGAGGAATAAGTTATGGCTAAGACTATTACTTTTAATTTTGAGGGTACGGAATATACTTTGGAGTTCACAAGAGCTTCTGTCGCTACTCTCGAAAGACAGGGATTCAATATCAATGATATCGCAGATAAACCACTTACTACTCTACCTGCTCTTTTTGCGGGAGCATTTATTGCTCATCATCGATTCGTTAAGCGTGAAGTTATAGACCGTATTTTTGAAAAGATAACGAACAAAAAAGACTTAGTAATGAAACTTGCGGAAATGTATAACGAAACCATCGAATCTCTCGTAGATGAACCGGAAGAGTCGGAGGGAAAGTTGGAATGGGTAGCGAGTTGGTAGGTGACTCGTTACCCCATGGGGGCGGCGGGTCTATGGATTCGACCGCCCTTTCTTATACAGAGGTGTTTTATAATCACTTACCATATTATTTGGCAATCGGTATGCCTAATGACTTATTTTGGAACGGCGATTGTCGTTTAACCGAAAGTTATCGAAAAGCGTATGAGATTAAGAGAAAGCAATTAAACCAAGAGCTATGGTTACAAGGTATGTATTTTTATGAAGCTCTCTGCGATGCTTCTCCTCTATTACAACCTTTTGCCAAAAAACCTAAGCCTTTGCCGTATCCTTCCGAACCTTACGCAATTACTATAAAGAAAGAAGAAATCGAGGAAAAACAAAGGCAGCAAGAACAACTTAAATATGAAAAAGCAAAAGCAAAAATGGCATCATGGGCGGTAAAAACTAATGCTCAACTTGCAGTTCGAGCCGGAAAGGAGGTAAACGATGGACAACACCATTGATAATTTACAGATTGAAATAGAATCTTCTGTTACAGGAGGACAACGAGGTTTAACAAGGCTTAAAAACTCTCTCGAAAAGTTAGCGGAAATGAGCGAAGGGATTGCCAAAATAAGCGGCGATGGTATTTCTAAGCTAAAAGCAATGGCGGATGGTGTAAATGCTTTAGGAAATGCCGGGAATAATCCGGGTCTTAGTAAAGCTATATCGGAATTACAAAAATTATCTAAGTTAGATTTTTCGGGTATCTCTGCCGGGTCGGATAAAATTAAGGAAATCGCTGATGCCGTTGATAGTAAGCTTGGTAGCAAGAGTATTGCCAAGCCAACTCCTATCCCTACCGCTATGGACGAAACAGTCGAAATATTGCCGACTTCTGAGTTGATGAATCAGGGACAAAGCTTTTTCGAGTTCTTTGCGAGTGTCAAGGAAAAAGCTGTTTCTACAGGTACAGCTTTAGTGAATGTTTTTGCTACAGCGTTTAGCATTATTAGCAGGATTGTTAAAGGTGCCGCTACTGCTTTCTCCTCTCTTTTTAGAAACGTAATAAAAGGTGCGGCTATGGTTAGTCGCATAATGACGGGAAATTTTTTCAACAACATAAAATCAGCAATGGGTAAAGTAAAACAGTTTATGACTTCCATCGGTCGCATCGCTATGTATCGCATGATTCGTATGCTTCTCAACCAAATATCTAAAGCTATTAAAGAAGGAACACAAAATATGTACCAGTACAGTAAAGTTTTCGGTAATACTTTTGCTGCTTCTATGGACAAAGTAACATCGAGTTTTTTGTATTTCAAAAATGCTATAGGTGCAGCAGTCGCTCCTCTTATAAATGCTCTTGCTCCTGCTATCGAATATGTTATTGATAGAGCAATTGCTCTTATAAATGTTTTGAATCAGTTGTTTGCTAAAATCACAGGAGCAAGCACTTGGACAAAGGCTGTTAAGACTCAAACTAAATATGCCGAAGCTGTAGGCGGTGCAGCAGATGCTGTTAAAAGTCTTATTGCCGGATTCGATGAGTTGAATATTTTGTCCGATAATAGGGGCGGTGGCGGTGGCGGTGCATCTGTACCCGATTATGGTTCTATGTTCGAGGAGATGGAACTCGATAGCGGTTTTGCTACTTGGGTAGATGAAATCAAACAGGCGATTAACGATGGCGATTGGGTTAGCGTTGGTACAATTCTCGGTACAAAAGTAAACGAAGTTATTGATTCCATTGACTTCGCAAATATAGGAACTAAACTAGGTTATGGAATACAATCCGCTTTTGAAGCTATATATCATTTTCTCGATACTATCAACTTCGAAAATATTGGAAAAGGTGTGGCTACTTTACTTAATAATGCTTTCGAGCAGATTGATTTTAATTTGGTCGGAAAGACTTTTGCTAAAAAGTGGATGATTCTGGTTGACTTTATTTACGGCTTTGTAACTACCTTTGATTGGAGCAATTTTGGTCTTGCTATTGCTGATTTTGTAAACGGGTGGTTTGAGGAAATTGATATCACTAAAGCGGTTATAACGGCTCAAACATTGGTACTCGGTTTATTCACGAGTTTGCAACAAGCAATTCAGAATATTAAATGGTTTGAAATCGGAGCGGAAATAGCGAACGCTCTTAATGCGATTGATTGGATTAGCTTGTTTGAGAACTTCGCTAAAACCGTTAGCGTTGCTTTGGCTGGAGCGTTGGACTTTGCTATCGGCTTAGTTAAAACTCTTGATTGGGAGAAACTCGGAAGAGATATTTGGATTAGTTTGATTTCTCTTATCACATATACCGATTGGAACGGTCTTGTTTCTAAAGCGTTCAGTTTGCTTGGTAATGCCATTGCAGGTGCCACCTCACTTGGCAAGGAATTAGTTATGACTATTTGGGATCTTTTAGAGTTCAGTTGGAACAGTACAGTTTCTCGTTTTAATACTTTCATTGAGGATGCAGGTGGAAATATTATTGAAGGCTTATGGAACGGGATTAAAAATGCTTTGAAAAATGTTGGCTCTTGGATAAAGCAAAACATCTTTGACCCGTTTATAACCGGGTTCAAAAATGCTTTTGGTATCAAGTCTCCTTCTACTGAAATGGAAAAGATGGGCGGCTTTATTGTTTCCGGACTATTGGAAGGTATTAAAGGTTCTTGGGGTAATATAATAGCATTTTTCAAAGAAAAACTCGAAGATATCAAAAGAGTATGTTCGGAAGCATGGAACAACATTAAATCTGTTACCTCTGAAAAGTGGAACGGTATAAAGTCTACTCTTTCGACCATTTGGGGTAATATCAAATCTACCGCAAGTACAACTTGGTCGAATATGAGAAGCACAATATCTACCGCTTGGGAAAATATTAAATCTAACTCCTCGACTATTTGGAACAACATTAAAAGCTCGCTTTCTTCTACTTGGAATAATGTGAAGTCTATAGCAAGTACCACTTGGAATAATATGAAAACCACCATTGGAACGGCATGGGATAACATCAAATCCGGTACATCTGAGAAATGGGATACCATCAAAAGCAAATTGTCCACTACTTGGAATAGTATCAAGTCAACGGCTGATTCTGTATTTGGTGCTATGAAAACAAGTGTTATTAATATCTGGAACAATTTGTGGAGTAGTTTGAAAGGTACCATTAACGCCATCATCAGCGGTGTTGAGAAAATGGCAAATGGTATTATCAACGGAATTAACGGAATGATTAGAGCATTGAATCGTATCAACTTTAGTATTCCGGATTGGGTACCGGGTCTTGGTGGAAAAAGTTTTAAGCTTAACCTTAGCACAATTTCTACTATCTCTATTCCTCGTTTAGCTAAAGGTGGAATAACTAATGGACCAATGATGGCAGTTATAGGAGATAACCCCGGAGGTAGGGAAGTGGTAAGTCCATTAGATGATTTGCTAGGAATGATACAAGCAGTAGTAAAAAATAGTAATGAAAGTGGACCAATAAACTTAAATCTAACACTAAAAATCGGAGAAGATACAATAACTGAAAAAGTAATTTCAAACATTAACAGGAAAAACAGAATAGCTGGGAAAACTGTAATAGAAGTATAAGGAGGTGTAGGTATGCCCTTGATTACTATAGATGGTGTAGACTTACCTACACCATCTAGTTTTAATATGCCTAGAAGTGATTTAGACAGCGGAGATACAGGGAGAAATGAGTTAGGAATTTTACAAAGAGATAGAATCAGACAAGGTGTATATAAGATAGAATTAAAATGGAAAGGAATAACTAGCTCACAGCTACATTTAATAGAATCTGCAATTGAACCGCCTGAAATAAATGTAACTTTTCCAACACCAACAGGGATGAAAACTAAAAAAATGTATGTAGGAGACAGAAATATTGAAATAGTTAAGTATGATGCAGATTATAATAAAATCCGCTGGAATATCAGTTTTAACTTAATAGAGTATTAAGGTGGTGGCTCATGTATCCAGTAAGTGCTGATTATAAAGAGAAAATCAAAGAAAATATTAGGACTTTTGAAGCAAAAATTCAAATACAACATAGCAAAGGCGTTCTGGAGCTAAGTGATAAAGATTTAGCCCAAGGCACTTTAATTTATACAGAAAGTTCCCAATCAGGAGAAGAATTTACAGTCGGTGGAACAGTAGCAAGTGATATTAGTTTTTCTATCCTAAACAAGCCTGAGTATAATGACATACAATTCATGGGTGCAACTGTATTGGTGAATATTGGATTACTTATACAAGAGCCAGGAGCAAAAGCACATTTCTTACAACCTTCACAGCCTAGCAAAATGTCAGGATTTGATGAAAAGTGGGAATATGTTCCTTTGGGTAGATTTAACATAGATGATGTAAATAGACAAAGAAACACTATACAGTTAAAAGCTATAGATAATATGATAAACCTAGACAAGCCTTATAGCCTATCAAAACTAAGCTATCCAGCTACCTTATATCAAATTTATGTAAATGCTTGTAATGTATGTGATATTCTAGTAGGTACTACAAGCTTTCCAAATATGGACTATGTAGTCAATGAAAGACCACAGGACGATTTAACATTTAGGGATGTTGTTGGTTATGTAGCAGAATTAGCTGGATGTTTTGCAAAATGTAATAGATATGGAAAATTGGAATTGAAATGGTACCAACCAACGGATATTGTAATAAGTCCTGCAAACAGATTTAGCTTTAAACCTTCTGATGATATAGTACAGATAAAAGGTGTAATGTATTCTACAGAAGATACAAGCTACCTTGCAGGTTCAGATGAATACGCTATAGATTTATCAGAAAATCCTTTGTTACAAGGAGATTACGAAACTGTACTACCTAACATATATAACAATGTAAAAGATACAGTATTTACACCATATGAATGCAGTTGGCAAGGGAATCCGGCATTAGAAGCCGGTGATATGATTTCTCATATAGATAGGGATGGGAAGGTATACAATACATTAGTTACTTCCAGCACTTTTAAATATAGAGGCGCAAGTACATTAAGTGCAAAAGGACTTCCCGAAATAAGCAGAGGATACAAAGGATCTACGAATCGAAAAATAGCTGAAATAAAGAAAAAGATTGATAAAGACATAGGAGATAAACTTACAACATTAGAGGAAGCGCAACTTCAAGCAACTGAATTGATTGCAAATATGCTCGGCGGATATGTAGTAAAAACCGAAGATGCTTTGTATATAGCCGATAATAAG